TAATCTTTATTAAGCTTCACGTAGTCTTCTAAACTACCACCAGTATCCTCCATAAAGTCTACGACTTTTTGAATGTTCTCTGGTAATTCAACACCTGTATCTTTAGATTCTGCAACAGCTTCTTCAACTTCGGTAGTTAACTCTTCAGTTTTCTCTTGAACTTCTTCTTCTGTTATTTCTTCTAATACTGGTGACTCTGTTTCTTGTGTTTCGGTTTTCTCTGGTACTTCTTCTTGTTTTTGTGGGGTGTCGGTAGCTTCATCGCTTCCAACCACTCGTGCGTTGTCAGGGTTATCTTCTGTAGTTTCATCTAGGTTTATTTTGGTTGGTTCATCAGGTGACGGAATCTTATTTGCGTTTACGTCATCTAAATTGACCTTTGCTACTACTTTGTCTTCGATTAGTTGCTTTGGTCTTTTTTTTACTTTAATAGCTTCGTTAGCTACTTCGTTTGTTGCATCCGGTGTGGATACGTTTTGTTCATTGTTTTCCATAATATAATATAATTAAATAATTAAAAGTTATCTAGGGTCAAAACCGTCTAGACTAAATCCGCCTCCCATATTATCATTACCTGTAGATTCAAAGTTTTTAGGTGCTTTATCATTATTTCTTTGATCTATTAGCTCTGACTGTTGGCTAGCTTGCATTTTTGTTCTATCGTCTTTACGATCTTCTTTGTTTGTTTCTTTTTGTTGCACTGTACTCATCTCCATTTGCTTCAGCTGTTTGTTTAACTCAAACTCATAAGCCATTAGATCTTTTTTAAGTTTAGCTTCATTAACCATGTCTTGTTGTTTAAACTGAGACTTAGCTTGTTCTAACTGTATTTGTGTCTGTACTAACGCTTGAGTTTTTTGTACTTCAGCTTGAGCTGCAACTTGTTGTGCTTGAGCATTTGCTTGAGCTTGTGCTTGCATATTCTCTTGTTGCATTTTTTGATCTCTTTCTAGCTTTTGTTTTCTACGTATCTTTAGTAGTTGGTTAGCTAGTTTTATATTTTTAACTTGTCTAAGATCAATAGCATCTTCTAAGTCTATCAAACCTTGTGCTATTGCAGCTTGAATATTGTTTTCTAATAGTTGTTTCTCTTCTTCGTCTGGCTCTAATTCAATAAATATACCAAAGTCATATAGATGTAGTTCTGCCATTTCTGACAACGTAGCTACATTATGTTTACCTATTTGCTGTATAAAAGCATCTTTTGTTGGTGAATACTCTAGTATATCAGAAATTCTTAATGATAGACTTTCACATAGTTCAGCAGTTAAAAATAAACCAGCTTGTAATATATGTCTTGTAGCTGTGTTTGAATTTGCAGCAGCTAGCTTTTGAACACCAACTAATGCATTTTTATCTGGAGTTGAACCATCTTTAGCTTCGTTAAGCCCGGTTACATCTCTTATCATCTGTAGATAATAGTTGTAAGTTTGTATTAATGATTGCATTTTACCACTACCATTTCCTGACTGTATTTCTTGAATAGGTATTTTACCAGGATTCATATCACCATCACCAGTCATTGATCTACCTATAACAGAACCTGTTTGAAAGAACATGTTTAAAGCTTCTTGTGGGTTGTAATTTGTTCCGTTACCTAAATCTATCTCAGCAAGTCCATCTGCATCTAAATAGATACCGTCTGGAACCATTCTAGATAACACCTGTTGAAGCTTTAAGTGTGTAAGTTGTATCATATCAGCAAAGCCAGTAATACGCCCTACAAGTGATTCTATTTTACCTTTGTACATTCTAGGAGCTACAATACTGTAGTTCATTTTAACTTTAGTAAAATCACTTTTAGGCCTCATCATGTTTTTAGCTAGCTCCCATTTAAGTAATTTATCTGTACCTAAAACTAAAGCTCCTTCATATAATACCTCTATTTGTTTTTCAAGTTTACCAAATCTAGCCTCTAACATTGCATCAGCAGCTGGATTAAATGTATCATCTTTAACTATAACCTTACTAGCTCCTGTTGCTGTATCTTTTACTTTATAAACTTCTTTAGCATAAGTCTTGTAATTAAAATATAAAACTTGTACTTGGTTTTTATCAACCTCACCACCACCTTGTATACTTTTATTATAGTATCCACTTCTTTTATAACCTTGATTGTTTACATCAGTTAACTCTTCGATGCTTAACTTAGGAAATTGTTTAACTAATTCGTTGATAGGAATAGTTTTTACTTCACCCACGTAGTAAAGATCTTCAAAATAAGGATCTTCTGTATAAGAATAAACTAAATTAGCAGGGTCAACGTAATCAACAGTAACACCACTAGATGTGTCAAAGTTATTTTTTACCGCGGCTATACCTATAGTAGCTAGATCGTAGTAAAATCTTTTCTTTATTAATTCATACCTATTACCTTCTAATAAAACGTTTATAGCTTGCTCCTCAGCAATTTCTACAGCTTGCTTATAATTAAGTTGCATATGTAGCTTTAATTCCTCTTCAGAGTCAGGTAAATCTTCTTTTTTAGATAAATGTAAATCTACACCAAAAGCTTGCTGAGCAAAATCATTAAGCTCTTTAGTTTTTAAATCTTTTAATATGTTTTCCATATACTTAGTTCTCTTACTAACTCCGTAAGGATCTTGAGCATATGCTTTTATGTCGTATGTTTTTTCAGCAATACCATTAACTACTATATCTACAAATTTAGGTATAATAGGTACTGGCTTCCAATCTAAGTTAAGGTAAGATAAATCTCCGTTTATAGATAATTCGTCTTTATATTTTTGAATTGATTGTTCTCCACGTGCGTATAATCTAAGCTTATGAAAACTACTTTGGTGACTTGAAAATCTATAAGCACTATCATCTCTTTTAAACCACTCGTCTTCAATAGCTTTACCCACACGTAAGCCATATTCCTCAGTAACCTTCTCTAGGTCACTAGCAACTTGACTAGGGAAATTTCCTTTTATAACTGACTCAGCCATATTATTGTTTTATTAATTTAGACGCTCCACCTCTGTTGTTGTATTTAGCGAAGCTTATATTTACTGTTTGTTTTTCCATTTGAGCGTTGGGGTTATATAGATGCCTGTTACAAGCCATTATAGCTAGACCAGAACTAATAGCAGCATCGTATGCTGTTCTTTTATTTATATCAAATTTTGCCCAGTCTTGTAATGTTTCCATGAAGTATATGTCTCCATATGTATCATCTTGCTTTTTACCTACATGAGACTGTATATACATTTCAATAGCAGCAGCGTGAGCTTGTTTTATATCCTCACTTGAATTAGGTATTCCACCTACTTCTTTTTCAGCTACAGATAGTTTGTTCCAAAGTTTATCAGGCCTGTTCATGCTAAAACCTCTATAACCTCGCCTTCTTAAGTAATACAATAGACGAGGTTTATTATTCTCCGCTAGTATAGGCATCCCGTAAAATACAAGTGCCATTAGAACATCTTCAAAGAAGATCTCAGCGGTTTGTGGTCTTGCTACATACTCTAAAAAGAAACTATTAGGTGGACAGTTTTCCATTGAAAACTTAGTTAACCCATGTAAAGCACCTTTTGATCCTTTGCCATCTACTGTTCCTGATATATCGTAACTATCACAGCCAAAAGCACCCATGTGTTCGTTTCCTGGAGCTTTTCTACCTAATCTATCTGTTACGATGTTATTCTGTAGATGAAGCGGTGGTGTCCAAGATACTTTAAATCTACCATTAGGATCTGGATAAAATATAACTTTTGAATCTTTTATTCCATTAACCCATTGGAAGTTACCAGTTGTTACGTGGTTTTTTGATCCAACTTCTTCGTTATAATCTATCTGTTCGTATATTTTAGCAAGATTAAATATACTATTCTTTGTTTCGTCTCTGAAAGCGTGTTCTGTTGTTCTTGGAAACTGACGATAAAACTCGTTTAGAGCATCACCATCGTTCTTTAATCCATCTGCCTCATTAGTCCAATGCTCGAGAATTCCGATATCGATTGGTTCGCCATAAGGCCCAACAGTTTCTGTTTCAGGTGTATCGAAGACAGGCATCCCAAAAGAATCAATGAATCCTTCGTAATTCCATTCCATAGGAATGAACAGACTATAGAGTCCTGAGCTTGTTTGTCCGTTTCTATTTCTCTTTCTAACATCTGAAGCATTGTAAAGTCTTTTAAAGTTATCACCACCTTTGTCTAAAGCATTTGATGTTGATCCCATCATACACTTCCCGATCACTCTACTACCTAATCGTAGTGTTGTTTTTGTGACCCTCCAGTTGTTTAATATATTATTAGGCCTTTCCCACTTACCTGATTCATCGTGTACTAGTAATTTAAGTTTTTCACCATCATAACTGTTATCACCAGTGTTTTTCCAATCTATTGTTGTATCAAGACCTTCAAGTGTATCTGGTTTGTCGGTGCTAACAATACTCTTTCTTGTAAGCTTACTAGCGGGAACTCTATATGCGAGCTCTGTTTTTGGACGGTCCATACCGTCTTGTATTGGTTTAAAGAAAAATGGGTAGTTAACGGATATTGGTACAACTTTATCGGTAAACATTTTCTTAGCATCTGGTCCTGACTTAGATAAAATACCGAATCTAGCATCAGATGATATGGTTGCTTGGTTAACTGCTTCTCCTGAAGCCATAAAAGAGAATCCTGACCTTCTGTTTTTAAGGTAGCACATTCCGTAGCATCTTGTATCCGCCTTACAAGCTTCCCAGAATATATAGAATAATCTGTTTGCTTCTCTAAAGTCTGGTTGCCCAACATCAATCTTGGACCACTGCAAGTACATGTAATGAGTGCCAGTGAGGTAAGTAGGAACACCTTTGTTGATATACCAAAATCCTTCATCTCTTTTCTTAAACTCATCTTCTATGTAGTCTATATACTTTTTCTTGAAATCATCTGGATAATTTTTCCAATCAAATATAGTTTTTATTCTTTTTAACTCCTTTGGATAAGGTGTTACTTCCCATTTATTTTTATCAAAAGTTGTTATTTCTTTTTGTTTAGGTAAAGCTATTTGAAAGTTTTGAATTTCATATATTTCACCTATTTGTCCAGTTTTAGATATAACAACAATGTTGTGTTCTCTATTGTAACCGTACTTCCATTTCTTACCTTTATTAAGCCTACTAATTGTAGTCTTTTTTATAGGTTCTACAACCTTATATAGTGATTGCTCGTACATTATTTAGATCTTCTTTCTGCAAAACCACCAAAGCTTTCTTCTTCAACCTCTTCCTTGACAACGTTATTAAGCATATCTTCCTCTTCTTGTATTCTACTTAGAATTTCAAAAGCATCAAATATAGCTAGTTTTTTAGTTGCCGCTGCGTTCTTTAATCTATCAGCTGATATATCATCTCCTGAATCTACAATTTTTTCCCCAGCTACTTTTATTAATTCCTCAACTGCTTTATGTCCAGCTTGGATTATATTCTTTTTTGTTTCCTTGATATTCATAGTTAACTGTTATTGCGGGGGTTAAAACTCTGTATAATCTTTCACCTTCAACAACAAACTCATACTCAGAATTAGGTCCAAACCCAACTAAATCACCTACATTAAAGTTGGTGCTTTCTGTGTACTTAACAATTCCCATAAGTTCAGTTTCTTTACTTATGTTAAAAATATCATTTGATTCAATAGGTTTGATAAACGTGTACCCTTTTAGAGCGTGGCACTTACCGTTTCTCTTATACATAAAAACTTGGTCACTATATACAAAATACTTATTGTCCTTATAGTGAGCATGTCCATTTTTCTCAACACCTTTCATATCGTGATACCTTCTAAATACATTGTGATGAACTATTATAGTGTCACCCTTTTGTATACCTGTATCATTTATAACGGGAGTTTCTAATACTAAAGCTTCTCTGTTTACAAATTGATGATTGTATATTTGAGTGTTTAAAATTAACTCTTTATCATCTATTTTTTTAGTATTCTTATATCTTCCGTTGATTGGTGTTATAACAAAGTTATAAATTCCTCTCATTAATACTCTAGATTAAATTCTACAGCGATTGCCATGTTTTTGTTAAACTCTTTCCAAGGTAAACTTTCTTTACCTTTTTTAATGTGAATAGAGTACTTGTCGCTGTCTTCTACTATACTTTCGATAGTATGCCCTCCGTAGACCTCTTGGCCCACGGAGTAATGCATAGCTTCATTTTTATAATCTTTGCCAATACTAATCTTTCTTATCAGGTGCATCTTCTATATCTTTAATAGTACCATCTTGTATGTTGACAGTTACCTTACCATACTCTTCTTCAAGAGAATCTTGCATTGACTTTAATTTCATTTGCAAGTCACCAATACCAGCCATTATACCTGCTTTTTGAGTTTCAAGTTGACCGACATTCATTTGAGCTTGATTAATCTGCCCAATGAGACCTTGTAATTCTTTTAATTGTTCATCTGTAATCTTGTCCACTACTGGAGCTAGATCAATTACTTCTTTTTTTGCCATAATTTAATTTAATTTAATTGTTAATTGTTTATTATACGTCTGTATAATCTTTGTACTTATCGTCAGCTTTTAAAGCTACGTAAGCTTGTTTGATGTGGTTTTTTGCTGAATCAGCTAAAGATACTTCAAAATCAAAAGCAAAAGTAGATATACTATTATTAGGGTTTTCTTCTCTAGCCGCTTTATCTTTAAATACATGCACATAACAAGAGTTGTTATTTTTTTTCACCCAATTTGTTTCTAAAACTTCTTCATTTTTTATAGTACCATCTGCGTTGTAAACCGCTGGTGTTTTAATCGATGTAGATTTAGTTGATGAAAAATTACAGCTTATTGTGCCTATTTGCAGGTAAGCATCGCTTAACTCTATACCTTTAAAATTGTATGCTCCTTTTAATCCCATTGTTTTGTTTTTTTAATTGTTATTCTATGTTTATATTATTACACGCTTTACTATATTATTAAAGCGCTATTGTCACGGTTTTTAAGTATGTTATAGTATTATAGATTTTTCATGTCCAACTATAACATCTAGATGAGCGTGTAACTGTATTTCTGCTGCTTTTAAATTGTGACAAAAAGATATTGTTTCAGAAACACATTCACCGTGTGAAGGTATGCTAAAATATGGAAACTTCATTTTTTCAAACACACCTGATCTTATTAACATAAAACCCATACCTGCAAATGATGTCTCTACAACCCCACTGTTTGTTTCAAGGTATTCTTTGTTTATTCTTTTGTTATCGTCACTTTTATAGCAAGCATATTCATCGCTTTGTTCAACCTTGTATAAGCCTGTTATAACCTTTTTTTCAGCATCTAGCAATTTTTGAAAGTCCTCTGGCTCGAAAACCATATCGGAATCAATCCACATTATATAATTATAAGTTTCCTTGCCTTTAAATGGATCTTTACACACCTCGCAACCCGTGTCATGTACATCAATTTGCATACATGCGTATCTAGCTAAATGTACTATTGATGTGTAGCCATTACTTAACTCTGCTTGAATACCATTTTTATCACAGTATTGTATTAGCTTTGTCCATGAGGTAAGAAAGTTATTGCTAAAGGTGTTTCCTGGGACACAAAATATTACCTTCATTTTTTTGTTAATTGTTTTGCAATCAAAGGAAATATTATTTTACCACCGCTAGTTAAGTATGTATTATATATATCATCTATTTTAGTTTGTAATTCTTCTGTAACATCAGCATCATTCCACCATAAGTCAACAATAATTAAATCATATTCTTTTATAGGGGTATAATTTAAAACATCTGCCTCAATAACATTAATAGAGTCATCTAAATAATCAACATAAGATATTAATTCAGAATTATTATCAACCACATCAACAACGCTACAGTTCTTTACATGCTTAGCGTAGTTAGGTAATAAACCTAATCCAAGGCCTAGTATAAGTATTTTATCAAAAGTAAAGTCTTTATATAGTTCGTTTATTTTTTTACAATTAACACAATCTCCTAAAAATACTTCGCCGTAATACTCTTTATTTTCTATCCAATCACCATTATTAAAAGTGATTCTAGAAACACCATTAACTTTATTTACATTAAAAGTTGTTCCTGAGTATTCTTTTATTTT